ATAACCGAAAAGCGTCTGAGACATTGGCCCGTTCTCGATATATAAATATTTGGGTTCAAATTCTTCCGGCGTTCCGTTGAGCCTACCCTTGATGGCCATAATTTCACCTGTAGAAGTTCTTATAGGCAGGGTAATCCTTTGACTTAAAACATCATAACCTATGCCCCATTTTCGTTGAGTACTTAGCGAAATTCCATCCTCGAGCCAAAGCAGATTTGGCGTATTACCATACTGTTCAAGTATCTCTTCTGGATAAGTAGTTACGGATATTTCACCGTTAGAACGGCTAATTTTATCGTACAGACCACCAAAGAGCCCCGTCTTGCGTTTGTAATTATATATGGAATCAAGATGTAACTCCTGCTTGATAATATTCATTACATCTTTGAAAGGAATATTCTTACTTTTAACGAGGTAGTTTATGAAGTCGAGTGAGAGATTTCTCTCATAGTCCTTCACAAACAAATTCTCATTATCTTGCAGCCTAATAACCACCGCAGTCGGGTTCATCCCAGGCTCAAAAGCACACCTAAGTTCTCGGTTTCGGATTCGTATCTTGTCAAATCCGAAGGTGTCTAAGATATGCTCTATGGACTCTGGTTGCTCTAATAGTTTTTCTTTTACTTCTTCGAACACATCTCTGACACCTCCAATCATTTCGTATTGTTAATCAATCATGAATGTCTAACACCGTAACAAACATTCCCCGACTATTTTTCTTAATTTCTTCTAATTTTTCATCAAAACGTTCATCTTTGACAAAGGCCTTCCCGTCCCAAGACTCTCTTGCAATAACATTACCGTTAGCGTCAATGCAGATATAGCAACTCTGCTCCTCAAAGTTTAATAAATCATTTATTCTTGCGCCATCCACATAAAGATATCCATCTCTACTACCCATAGAAGAAAAATAATCTTCTTCACTATACATATATGAAGGTATGTTACCGTCTTTTACAAATCTCTCCATCCTAGAGAGCAAACATGAATAAAACAACCTTTTGTTTCTGCCTACTCTGTCATAAAATCCCCAGTTATAAGTTTCATCATTTTCATCAATTTTTAACTTTAACTTGCCATTATATCTTCCGCCAATCTGATACCAATCCCAAGTAAAAACAGGGTATGGCGAAGTGAGATTTCCCTTTTCGTCATATTCTATATTATCATAATAATAAGGTCTCATAATTTCATCAATCTTATCTTCGGTGGGGAATTCTTTTGTAATTAATAAAGCACAATAATGCATTTTTCGTTTCTCCTAATCATTTTGTTGTGTAATTATAATAGTACCATTTCCTCAATTTGTCAAGGTAGTTTGGGATTTATTTACAAAATGTTTACAATTACTGGATATAACCATGCTTGAATTTCGCCTTGGCCGCATCCGACCAAAGTCCCCACGCACCTTGGAATGAGAATATATACCCAATTCCAGTATCGGAGCTTACTGCTCCTGATGAACGGCTTTTTTCTATGAATACTGCTCTGTACACCATATCCTCTTTCGGTTGCCATGGAATATTCTCCCATTGATTTGTATTCTTGTTTAATACGGTTTTGAACGGTGCACAGAAAAACTTACTTGAAGGATCAAACTCTTCTTGATACATAGAACGGCATAAGATCATCAAATCGCAAACCTCTTTAATCTGTTTGCTCATTGATAATACCGAACTGTCAAGGAACAACTTACCAAGCGTATTAATTGCCAACTGTAAAGTACAAATTACCTGAGTGCCTGGGTACTTACGAGAAAGGGTCTCAAATCTACGGCTATCCTGAATAAGAGAAAGCCAACTATTATCATTATTAGTCGATAAATCTATCTTAAATGTGTCATAAACACAAGTATTTACACCCCTATTAAGAATATACAAACGCATCTTTTTAATTGCAAGCCCAACATCACTATCGGGAATACTGATAAAATAAAGTTGCCCCTTGTATCTGCTTCTCCAATAATCTTGTGCCTTCCTAATATATTCTCTATCTTCCTTACTAATATTTCCGTTTATCAGCTTAGTCTTTGTTAGGTTATAATAGTTGAAATGCTTAGTCAATATTAATAAAAGGAAGCCGATCTTAAATGCCTTAGATCTCTGCTCATTGGAAATTATCATGCACTTGCGCCCCTCGTGCATCATTGACATAAGAATGCTGAGAATTAGGGTGGTCTTACCTACGTTAGAGTAACCACCTATAATAGTCATTCCGTCCGGAATTCCATTAACTTGCTTCGAGAAGTACCTTAGAGCTTCTACCGGGTTGCCCATATAATCATCATCAAAATATTCAAATGGTGTACCTGCTTCCTCTCCGTTTTCAAGAGATTCAATGAATTCGTCCGTAATATCTAATTCTTCTTCCTCCAGCACCTTGCTAGAATATCCCGTGCCAAAACTTTCAAGCTTCGATGTATACCAATCTGTAACCTGTTCACTTGACATTTTAGCAAAGAGTTTTAATGGGTTAATTGTCTTTCCCTCATATTTAATAGGCTCAAGTAGATTAAAACCAAATTTGTGCATATCAATAATCATATTTGACTTCAAAAGATTATCGAGGTAACTCTCATAGTTTTGGTTGTTCACGCAATCTGCCATATTCTTAATCGCCTTGAAGCCACCACTCTCTTCAAGTTTGCTCCTTACGTCTTCTGATATATATGTTAAAACGGACACCTCATCAAACACCGTACACTTTTTATCTCTCAGTGTTTTCAAGATGCCGTAAATCAGTCTTGCATCCTTTGTTAAAAATTTGGAACTATCGATATTAGTATCCTCTACAAGCAGCATATCATTGACCATACTACCAATGACATTTGCCTCGATATTAACACGTCCCTCAAGTAGTTCCTTGGGGATCTTATTGGTAACTCCACTTATGTATAAATTATTCATTAACAATCCTCCTCAAAGTCCAACAGAGCCTGTCTGGTTTTTGGTTTGTATTTTGTTTCATAGTGCTCTTCTACTACAACTTTAGGCGGAGCAACTTCGATTGTCTTCGGCACAAACGCCTTAATTTTATCCCTAATAATTGCCGACAAATAGCGTATACGCGCGTACTCAGAACTCTGCAACCTAGCAATCACCGAACTTAAGTAATCCCTATTTTCTTCTAAGTACTTAGCGATTTTAGCGTTATCTGCGACCTTTAGCCACTCTTGCCACTCCTTGAATAGCGCCGTATTAATAATCTCCTTTTCGCCCATAATATCACATATCAAGCGATATACTCTATCCTTATCTTCCTGGGCCTTCTTCTTACGTGCTTCTTCTGCCTCGAACTCAGAGGCTGAACAAAAATACTTAGGTTTTCCATTCTTATCTATTACTTTGTATGCTATTTTAGTATCTAATTTTGTGCCACAAATTTTGCATTTTGCCGCAGCCATCTTAATTCCTCCTTATGTCAAAAGTAGGTGGTGGTGATTCCTCACCAACCACCTATGCATTTTAATTTGCAAGTTCTACCTTACCATTTTCGTCATATACATCAAACCATTCGCCACAATAATCATAAGTGCTTTGTCTTAGTTCAAGTATACGCTTTAAGGTTTTGCAGGTATACAACTTCATTCCAGTAGGATTTACACCAATCCCATTAAATGTTTCGCGATAAAAACGTGACATCCCGTGTGCCTTATATACTGCTCTATCATCAGTCATATAAGTATATGCTGGAATGACAGTGCCATCTGTTTTTTCGATTTCCGTAGATATTTTTTCATACGGCTCTTTTCTTAAATAATACATATTGTTATACCTCGTCATTCAGTCCAAGGATTTCCTCGATAGCGTTAACGTCGCTAGTCTTCATCTCTGCGGAAAGCTTGTTATTGTAGTCTACAAGATGCTTCTTAACCTTTGCCTTGGTTGTCGCATCACTCGCCTTAAATGCTGCTCTAATTGCATTGAGCCTATCATCATCAAGAGTGATGATTACATCCCCATCAACCTCTTCGACCTCATCCTCGGGGAAGATATCTACCTCATCTACATCGAAAGGTGCTTCGTCTTCCACTACTTCATCCTTTGCCTTGGCCTTATCGACCACCGCTCTAAGTTTTGCAGTAAGTTCATCTTCTTCCTCTTCGTCAATAACAGGGTTAGACTTCTTTACGGACTTTTTAGTAGTAGGCTTCTTTGCAAAATTAGTCTTAGACTTTTCCATGCCCTCTTCTACAATTTTAATAAATTCTTCAGCCATGTTTGGCTTGTCAAACACCATATACTCTGGTACAGTGCCATCTGCAAATCTACCGCCCGCATCGATTAGAGTAGTTCCACGGAAGTATAACTTTCTAATAGTGTCAGTGGCATATTTCTTAACGGTATCCTTTTCCTGCTTCTCTTCAACAACCCTATCAATAACACCAGTAAGTACCACATCGAAGCAATCTCCGAAGGCAGCCTCATAATCTGCTCCCATATTAGAAGTTAACTGCATATAGCCGTCTTGCTCTAATCCACCCTTTTCCTTAATTGTCTTAAATTTCGTGTGTGCGATAACCCAAACTCCGAATCCTGCCTCTTGAAGTTCGGTCATATAAGGCTTGATAATTTCATTAGCAGAATATTTTTCTCCACCAGTGAATCCGCCCATAGCTGCCTTAATGCTCTTCGTGGGCTTGCTGGGATTCTCTAAATTTGATCTACGGATAGTTTCGCGATCCGCTAGAATTGTCAATTCATCTCCTGTATCAAATGCGACAATTTCAATTTGATGACTCTTGCCCTTCTCTTTGATGAGCCAATCTTTAAGT